ACTATTTTATAATAACCCTTGTAATAACGCCCCAGGGCAAGCAATATGGTGTTGAACTTACAATATACTGATCGATGGGTTGATGGTGTTTAACGCCCTCAGCATCAATATAATATGCAGGAAGTGTTGTATAGTTTCCATCATGGAAGTGACCGCAGAAAATCCCCTTAATTACATCAGAATTGCTTTGAATAAGTTCAAGCATCTTTTTATCGGTTTCGTTTGTATACTGTGGATTACCGATAAGCCTACGGTCATAAACGTTTGAAGTTTCAAACCTGTTTACAAAGAAATTAGGTGCTTCTTTATCTTCTTCCTTGCCTGTTGCGATTGCAGTATGCTGAAAAATAAAAATTATATTATTATCTTTGCGCGCCTTAATAATTTCGGCTTTTAATTTTTCAACCTGATCTTCAAAATAATGTCCTGTAGTATCGTTATCAAGGCCTACAAGCACTGCCCTGTCACCTACCACTTTAGAAGCATATCGAACATCATTAGGCCAATATGGTTTTAAAATGTTTATGCGTTCTTCGTAAGGAAGCTTATCGGGAAGGTTTGTCATATTATTTTTTGAAACATCATGAATAGCAAGCGTGCAGATAAGGTTAGGTAATCTATCAAAGAAAAGTTCCTTTGCATAATCAAGTGCGCCATATGTAAGGTAATCAATTACATCACCTGCTATTACCGTAAAATCACAGTATTCAGCGGCTTTTGTAGCATTTTCTAACGCTTTAAAACAGCTTGGATGCCTGAATATCATTCCGCGGCATTTACTGCTAAGCTGAACCTCTTCATCGTTATCATCTTTTTCGCTTACAACATGAATATGTGTATCTGCCATAACCGCAACATCAACAGGTGCGCCACCTTTTTTGCTTTCGATAACGATTTCGCAGATTACCTGTTTTGTATCAGCCAACTGATAGCAATTAACGTTAGGGTTTTCGCGCATATTATCTACAGGCAGTTTTTCCTGTGCAAAAAATTCTTGCTTTGTCATTTTTCAGTTCTCCTTTTGTATATACAAGTACTTAATAAGTATACTATTGTTAATCCCTAAAATCAAGACTTATTTTATTTTTTATTTTGTTTGACAAAACTTTTCTTTTTAGATATACTTAAATGGCAATATAGTTCGAGGCGTAGCGCAGTTTGGTAGCGCGTTGCGTTCGGGACGCAAAGGCCGCAGGTTCGAATCCTGTCGCCTCGACCACAACTGACAAGTTCGAACTTTTTTATAATAAAAGAGTGTTTTGGACTTGTAATAGAAATACCGAGTAAGACCTAATGTCCTACTCGGTATTTTTCTGTTATTCTGTAATTTCTTCGGTAGTCGTTGATGTTTTCTTAAATGCTTCGTTAAATTCGCCCACTGCCGCTTCAATCAACATACGGATTTCAAGTTCGGTAACTGTAATTCCTTTTTCAGCCAACATTTCGGTTGCAGAGTCGATAGCCATATCGAGCTTTTCTTCGCCGTGCAAATCTTTATAAATTTGCTCAACTGCCTGTACGACAGTTTTAGCGACCGCTTGTTTGGTCTTATCGTTGAGATACTTCTTTGCGAGATTTTTGCACACTGTACCCAAAAAGGTAAATACGATTGTGATAACCGAATAAAGAAGTGTAGTACCGTATTCGCTGACAAAGTTTGTAATAATTTCGTTGAAATTCATAATCTTACCTCCAATAAATTAGCAGAGTTCATTAACTCGTTTTTGAATTGTTGCATAGTCGTAACCGGCGGCTGTCAGTTTCTTCTTTCGAGCAGAGCCGTTACCCCACTTGCCGTTGATAACCTCTCTTGCGATTTCATCAACCGATTTGAGAGAAGATATTGCGACTGCCGTTCCTGTCGAAGTCGTTACATAACCGCTGAAACCAGCTTTTTTGAGAGTATTAAGCATATTCGTAGCATTTGCTTTCACCGAATAAGCACCGACTTGTACTTTATACAAAGCACCCGATTTAACCATATATGTATTAAATCCAGCGTTCTTGAGGCGGTTAGCCATTCCGTCAGCGTTTGTCTTAACGGCATAAGCACCAACTTGTACCCTGTAAAGTTTCTTGGTAGTTGTGGTGTTTGTTTGCTCCGCAGTAAGCAACGCTTTAACTTCGGCTCTAAACCAATCCATATCTTTACCGAACTTTTTGAGCCAATGGTCGCAATCGCTGTGATTACTACCATAACCGGCTTTGTAGCTTTCAGCGTGTGAACTGATAGAACTTACAGGCAAATTGTAAATCTTGCAAAGATAAGCACAAAATTCGATTGCTTCCTTGAATACTGCGTTGAAATAGGTTTTATTGGTTAAACCGTCCTCACATATTTCAAACTGTACTCTGGCTTGGGGGTTATAGTTATAACTACCCTTTGCACCGCCACCGACTCCCCAACAACACATATCGAATGGTAGAGTTTGGTATGTTTCGATATTACCAGCAGCGTTCTTACCAATAAAAGCGTGAACGCAGACTTTACGATTAGTTTCACCAGCTTTATAACTTTTGTTCCAATCGTTATCGTAAACATTGTCGCCGAGGTCTGCCATTATACTATCGTAGTCTTTATCGGTAGGGAGAGGTTGAACATATCTTTTAAGGTTAGGATTGTTCGCTCCTGTCGAGTGGACTACAATACCTGTCGGCTTACCTCCTGTCATTTTAGTACCTGTGGTGTAACAATCGTTACGAGTGAGAATACATTGTTTGAGTACCATTTTAATACCTCCTATGAAACAATTTCCCAAGATTTAACTTCTTCGTATATTTTGTCAATAAACGAGTTGCCTTTGAGTGCTTTATATGCTTCGTAAAGCATTACAAAGTTTTCATACTCGTACTGACGAATAATACCTTTGTCGTGATTATGATAATAAATACGGAGCATTTCACTACGAAGCTGACATTTAGTTCCGTTTGAAATTTTACGCATACTCATTATCACAGGTGTAATAACTCCAATTAAAACACCAATTTCACCGATTAAGGTAACAATGGTTGTGAGTTCGGACATCATTTACACCTCATTCCAGCCATATACTCCCGGTTGCCAAACATTAGCATCAATGGTAGATACCCACTTTTTATTATCGTAAGATACTTTATCTCCCATAGCGTAAGCATCGTGAGAGCCAATAGGTTGCGACCATTCGGGGTATTCTTCTGTAGGGTCGCCTACTTTAGTCCAAAGAGATGCAGTCGCATCGGGAGTCCAGTCGGCTTGTGAAGTATGAGCCTGTACACAACGATAAAGATTGTTTTCGTACTGCCTCAAGTCGCCAGCTTTATATGCGACATTTTCTACCCACGGAGAGAACAAATCGGTGTGTTCAGTAGCGGTAATATCGTCAATCGAGCCACTTTCCGCAAGGGTAACAAACGCTACCGAGGTTGCGAGTTCTGTACTCGTCTGTCTTGCCGCCAACTGTTCTGTTTTCTTACCGTCTTTGACAATTTGGTCGTTTTTAGTTAAGAACTTAAACATTAGATTTTACCTCCATAATTCTTTGTAAAATTTGTCCATTCGCAGAATTAAATTGTGGGTATCTCCATAGGAAGCGTGTGCTTTCCAACTTTGGTAGCAACTATCAACTTCTTCTCGGGTCATTTTACCGTCCTTTACTCTTTGAGCAAGTTTACGGAGTTTCCGTCTTTCGTGGGATATTCGTTCGGGACGAATTTTCTTCACAATCTTTCCTGTATTTGTAAGCCGAAAACTAAAACCAAGGAAACTAATCGGTTGTGTTACAGGGAATAACTGAGTCTTCTTTTCGCTTAACTGTAATCCCAACTCGGATAACCACTTTTCAATGTCTTTTCGACATTCTTCGAGATATGCCTTATCGTGATGAATTAAAATGAAATCGTCCATATATCGAACATAATACTTAATGTGTTTCTGTTCTTTAATACGGTGGTCGATAGGGTCAAGTACCGCAAGTTGTATCAACTGTGTAACCTGTGAGCCGAGTCCCATACCGATAGTTGCATCTTCACCTTGATTGAAACTGTCAATTATACGATTTACTTCACCGACAGCCCAATCGTCATAAACGCAACGACGTATGGCATCTTTTGCAACAGAGTGAGGTGTGCTACCGAAATAATTTTTAATATCACATTTAAGTACCCAACCTTGTGTACCGTGTTTGCGATAATATTTCTGTAAATGCCTTTCCAGACGATTACGAGCATACAGCGTACCCTTGCCTATTTGACAAGCAGAATTGTCGTTTATAAACGACCTTGTTACATTTTCGTACAAATAATTGTCGCAAAGACTACGCTGAAATACTCGGTCTTTAATTCGAGTGCTGATAATATCTCGTTCTTTTGGCTCATACACCTTAAATCTCGAATATGACGAAATCTTGTAAGTATCGTCCATAAGAGATTGTTTCAAATCGAGAATATTTACCAAACCATTCTTTACATATCCGGCTACGCTGTCTTTCCACATTACATTTCTGCGACATTTGAGCATAGCGTTATAAAGATTATCGAAACTGCAAACAGAATCTCTAACTGTAAAATCATCAACTTTTATATTCATAAGATTAAAAATATTAGTCGTTGTTTGTAGCCGTACTTACTTCTGGGAGTAAACGACATCAACGCTCCTTTTTCGCCTATTTCTCATAGGACAGGGTGATAGTTCCTTGTGTGAGTGCATTGATTTCTGTCTAAATAGACCTACTTTATACGAGCATATCTCACAATCTGGGGCGACTCCGTTACTGTTGTTCGCATTGTTGTTGTTGATGTTACCTGTCGGATTAACATTACGAACATTGTTAGCGTTACCAGAGTTGCACGACCGAACGAGCTTACAACTATCAACCTATATCCTTGTATCTTTCTTCATCGGATTTCAACCATTTACGCAAAGGTTTACTAACATTCTTTACAAGTAAAGCCCAATGCTCAACTCTATCGGAATCTAATCCGTAAACTCTTTTCGCAAGGTCAATAAGACCCAAAAGGGAATCAGTCAACGACAATGCCTCAAGTTGCTTACGGCGGCGAAGACTATAATCCTCTTTGGTCGTAACAAATATTGTATTTGCTTCTCGAATAAGAGTGTATATTGATACCGCTTCATCGACTATTTTCATTGTAAAGCACCAGCGAAATGCTTTCGGAAAGTGTTTCTCGTTCTTACAGATTTTAACACTGTACTCCGCAAGTTCTTCGGCTTTGGTTATGACAACCAACTGACCCTCGCCACGCTTTGACTTAACAACTGACATAATTCCCTCCGTCTTAATACTGCTCCTGTCGGAGCAGATTTTGGATTTTAGATAATGTTACAAGCTGGGGCGACTCCGTAACTGTTGTAGGCATTGCTGTAGTAGATGTAACCTGTCGGATAAACATAACGAACACCGTGAGCGCTACCAGAGTCGCACGACCTTGTCCATTGATACTGTGCCGAGCCATTTCTGTACTTGATTCGGTTGCTATCTACCGCAGTACCGGGAGCAGACAAATCGGAATAATTTGCATAATAAGGATAAGGCTCACCCTCGTTTATGCTATTTTCCAAACCGCCGTACAGTTCGCTACGAGAGAGCAAGAACATCAACTCCTTGCTGTCTTCATAACCGCCTCCGTCCGTAACAGTATTAAGAGCATTACGCTTGTTTACTTCGCCGATTACAGCCAAAAATTCGCTGTCCATATCGGTTAGGAAACCAGCCGATGTAACCTGTGCTGACGGTCTGTCGAAATTGTTTTTAGCAATCCACCAACTGTTAGCGGCTTTATCACTGTTGAGCCACTGCTTGACAGCCGAATGTGTCCAACGGTTAGACCCCATAATTGCTCGTTGAATATGGTTGAGGTTTTCCACCGAGCCGTCTGTTGCTCCAAGAGCAGTACCGCTTGTACCCTCACTAATGGTTGCAGTTTCGATAACATCTGTCGAATCGCTACCACTGTAAACTTTAACACTTTTTCCAGCAAGAGCTTGATTGTAGGTCATATCGAGTACAATCTGTCCACCGGCTGCTAAATCGTTAGCCAAAGTAAATTGGAAAGTCTTGCCGTTATCGGCAGTGTACCAAGGTTGCGTTACGATACTGAAATTGTATGTACCAGCCGGTAAGTCTTCCGTAGCATAATACAACGCTTCTCGGGCATCGAATTGAGCAGAAGTATAACAATCGTGGAGTTGAATTGTCATACTATGCGTAAACTGACTGTCAGCCGGAACATCGTGGTCGAAACCGATTATGTCCCATACTAACTGTGCATCGCCTTTTGTACTGATGAACTGGTCGCCGATAGCAAAAACTTTTGAGGCAAGACCCAAACGAACAACTTGCTGAACGGCACTCCAAGATGTGATTTTCACACCGCCGCCGTTACTCGCAATCGCTGCAAGGAGAATGTTCTGGTTGTCCATTTTCTCAATAAAAGTTTGCTCCGACAATAGATTCAATACTGACATTGATTTTTACCTCCTTATTCTGCGGTTGCTTCTTCGTAGTAGAGTACAGGTTTACCGCCTACGATTTGCAACTGATATAAATACTGTTTGTTTTCATCGACATTATTGATATAGATTTCTTTAATGCCGAGAGCGTTCGCCCAAGCTGACACACGATTTTGTTCGCTTGTCGCTCTGGCTGTTTCTGCCGAAATTCTTTCCTGTTCGGCAGCAATACGAGCAGTTTCGGCTTCTGCTCTTGCAATTTCAGCCTCCACTCTTGAGGCTTCAACTGATTGGATTTCCGATATTTCACCAATCAAAGAAACAAGAACATCGTAACTCTCGTTCTCTGTAATATCTGTTCCCGAGTATGCAGCGACTTCAACGCTAATAGTGAAAGATGTCGTTGTAAGTTTTCTTTGCTCGGAGTCGATAACTGAAATATCGCATTTAACAGTTCCGTCCAATTCAAGCATCCAATAGGTAATGGGAACTGTAACCGTGCCGTTTTCGTTTACAGTACCAGCGAAAGCCTTTGCTTCGTTGTCTTCTCTAACAGCGTTCATAATAACGACCGATGTAGGATTTACAGCGATAGGCTCACCCTCGTTTGTGATTTGAACTGATAGAAAACGAGAATCTGTATCATATTGTTTGGCGATGATAGATTGGAATATATTTTCCTGTGCTACATCGACCGAAAGTTGTTTAACAATAAGAGCCATATTTTAACCTCCTTACGATATAGTGATTGTCTTCCAAGAACTCCACTTACTGTCGTACAAATATCTAACATAAATTGCTGTGCAATCATAAGTGGTATATCTGTGTAAAACATAACCAGACGGATTTGAAATAACTTCCAAATAACCGGCTCTTGCGACAGGGTAATTTCTGTCGGTACTTGCGTTAGCGTTCAAATTTTGAGTGAAAATACCATTTTCTTTGTAGTCGTCCAAATCTTCCGTGTTGCTTAATGCTGCTACAAAACCCATAATTCGATAGCCATTCATTAAGATATTTCCCTCTCGAACATCGAGAGCATCTTGTGGGTCTGGTGTGTTAATACCGACCTTTTTAGACCTTAATGCTACAAGAGGTGTACCTTTGTTGAGAACAAGAGTAATAGTATCTGTATGAAGCCTATCTGTTACTCTAATTTGAATACTGTACGCATAATTGGGATTAAACTCAATTACACCGCTACTATTCGATAATTCAAGAGTAGCAAATTCAAATGTTGACGAAGTAAACGAAACTGTCATATTACACCAACCCGAATAACTACCTCCATTTTGAGCGTATCTAAACTTACCAGATACGAGTGTATTCTTTACAACATTGTTTACAGTAATCGGGGACATTTTTCCCGAAAAACTCAACTGCACCGTTGCCTCTACCTCATTCTTGCGGCGAATAGTGTAATGGTCGATTGATATATCGGAATAATCTATAACAGTGATATTTTTCGACACTGCCGTAGAGTAACCTCGGCTATCAATCGCCTCGACTTTGAGCGTTACTGTACCAGATACACCTATTACACCGTAATCTATAGTAGTAGTAGTAAATGTTTTACTTGTAGAGCCGACGGTAACTTTATAAGACGAAATACTTGCTCCGTTTTTGGCAGCGACCGTACCAATCGTTATTTCAAGCGTTGAATAATTCTTGATATAAAGCTGATTGCTACCTGTAATATCAACTGTTCCGTTATCATCACTATCTTTATGAGTAAAGCCAGAGAAAGTCGGTGCAGATGTATCCGAGGTAGTTTGTACTGTCGCAGTTTTGCTGACTGTACTACCAATTTGTGTACTACCGCTATATGTAGTTAAGTAAAAAGTGCCTGTAAACGATTTCTTACTTGACATATAATTGAGAATGGTTGTTCTCTGTGCCGATGTAAGAGTGATAGTTTTGTTATTAGTTCCTGTGCTACAAGTCAAGCCTGTAATTGTTAATACAGTGGTACTACCGTCTTTAATGACAAGCGTATGCGTGAACGATGCATACACAGTCCAATTCATAGTCAAAACAGGACTTGCTACATCTACTGTAAAAGTATTCACAGAATTAAGTAGCGTGTTACCTAATGTTTTGATAGTTTTTGCAGAAGATGTACCCCAAACTTGATTGTACTGTCTTCTGGCTCGAACTTTAATAGAATAGCTCGTATTTGGCGAAAGTCCTGTGATAGTCTTTGTCGCCGTTGTACCAGCCGTAGTAGAAAGTCCGTACCAAGTCGAGCCACCATCTATACTGTAATCAAAATCATCGGCTTTCGCACTTGATGTAGCCGTGATAATTACTGAACTTGCTGTCACGCTTGATGTCGCAAGAGTAACAGTCGGTGCAGAACGGTCAATCGTAGTTAAAGTCATTGTACCGCCGTGTTCTGTTACTGCCGATGTGTAAATCGCAGTAGAGAAACCGACCGAAATACTTTTTGCACCGTTACTGTTATGAGCGACAGTTATAGTACCGCTTACAGTTCCTTTTGCTGCTGGGAACTGTTCGGTACTCCACCCTGTACGAGCTTTGTAATAAACCTGTGTACCATTGATTGTTACAGTTGTCGGTCCAGTGGAATAATAAGCTACTGCACCACCAAGAGATTTCAATGTCCAAGTCAAAGTAGAGGTATTCGCTACAACATTTACGGACTCGGTAATAGTAAGTTGCATATATCGTCCGTCATAAGAATTACTTGTAAAAGTTGCCATAACCTCACCTCTAATCGTCTATATACACAATATTTGTTCCCAGCAGCACATCATCAACGATGTGGGGGAGAACTCGTATCTTGCCACATTCGGCTTGATTTTTGATATTTACCTTTGTAAATACACTTTCATCGCCGTTTACTGTCAAGATTTGCATAGCACCATACCATACCGAGAAAACACCGGGGGTAATCTGTGATGAATACTTTGTAGAGGGGTCGGCTACTTCAATTCCGTATGCGTTTACCTTTTTCGCAATAACATTACCGTCTTTTGAAAAACCAGACTCCCATACAGGATTTCCACCGTTCCAACCGCTATTGGTATAAGCAAAGCCACCAGCGTTTTGTGTATAGATTGTTGTACTTGCCTCAAGCGTGGGAGCATCGTGCATATAATATTTTTTAGAGCCGTCTTCTTGCGGTATAACCGTAGAATAAACTCCAAGCGAATTGGTAATCAATTCGTTAAATGCCAAAAGTGATTGAACGCTACTATTAAGCGTATCATTTAAGGCATTTTTTATTGTTTTAATTATCAACGATTCTCGTTTGGTTAATGGGTTAGCAGTTGCGTAACCATTGTTAGTTTCCGTTTCACCTTGTCCTTGTACAGCCGTTCCACCGTTCAAAGTAAAGGTAACATTCGTAACGATAGTGCTATGAGAGATACCGTCTTTGTCCACAAATTCGACCATATCCATAGGAAAGAGATACGGCATAGGTTTTGTAGTACATTCATACGGACGATAGGTAAACCCACCAACCGCCGAATATATTGCCTCCGAAACCGCTTGAAAATCGTGCTGAATTAAACTGTTGCCCTCGATATTGAAAGCATAAGCATCATCGCCTGTGAGATATATGTTTGAGTCTTCGTCAACAACTTGTACACCGCTTATAACAATGTCGTTTTCCAACATATCGGAAGAATAGCGTTCGGACGGTGTAATTTTTGTTGTAGTAGGCTCGTACCAAGAGAGTTGTAATTTACCCTCCCAATCTATAAAACCACAGGTAGCGGTTAATTCAGCCACCCACTGAATGATTTGACGATAAGTTGTTTCGTCCGTAGGTGCTTCGTTGATAATATAATCGCTGTTCGGTTTATCGCTTATATCTGTACCGAGCGTTACATTACATATCGTACAAGTCTGTGATAGCAAACTTTTAACTGTCATTGGAAATGTAAACAGCGACCAATCGACAGGTTTATCAAACAATACCATTCTGTCTAACGCAGAGATAGGAATAGTTGACAATTTACGATAAGGCTCGTCTATTGTGAAATACCCAATGGGTACATACTGCGTTTGAGCATTTTCCCATTTACGAGCATTATATTTAGTAACACCTACTCGTACAAAAAGTTCTGCTCCCTCGAATTTTACATTATCGAATTTGCCCCCTCCATTGTCGAGGGTAATAGCAAATTCAGCAGCAACGGCAGAGCCAATTTCAATACGAGAGCCAGATACACAAGTGCGGTCAACCGTCATTGAGCCGAGAATAACATCGGACTCCGTTATAGTAAGTGTTTCATCAACACCGTAAAAAATAATTTCTACAGTTTGTCTGTAATTTTGGTTAAAAAGGTCAAGAGCTTCTTTCGACAAAGGATACATTACACACCCGACCTTTCTACAAGGTTGAACGAAATATTACTCCACCTACCGCACTCTGCGTTATAAAGCGGAGCAGAACGGTCGCCTACATAAAATACGCTTTTAACATATTTACCTTGTTTTGCATCGAGGTAGTCAACCTCAACATATTCGGGGTCGAATTGCTGTAAAATTTTCGCACCCTCCGCAATAGTAACATTGTTCCAAGATAGCTCGATACCTACGATTTGACCGATACGATTTTTGTCCATAACAGTATCTTCGGTACGACCAGCGTTTTTATTAGACAAGTCTTCTTGCTTCCATTTATAAGTAGAGGGGCATTTAACAGCCACTCCGTCAACCGACCTTATCGGATTATAATTCATAGCCATATAAATACCCCTTTCCTTATGTTCCTACCGGTACGATTGTCTTACCGTGACGGCGATTATTTCTACTCTGTGCTTTGGTGATAGTAGATACATTGATTTCTCCGTTATTATCTCTGTCGAGAAGTTGACGGAGTAATTTGTTTTGTTCACGGAGGAGATTGTTCTGTTCTTGGTTTGCATCGTAAACACCGCTACGAATACCGTCAACAATCTGGTCGTTGTTCGCTACAGCAGTTCTGCCGTTCGAGAATTTACCAACCAATTCGTTGTGGTTTGCATAGAATAAACCGTCCTCTCCGTCTGGGAAACCTCCGTCCTTGAGGCGAGGAATACTAATAGGTTTAATGTTAAAACCGAAAGTGCTACCGCCAATAACCGGCACCCAGTCGGGAACTTCCCAAGAAAGTTTGTTTAACATTTTTATAATAAAATTAACACCGCTTTCAAAAATACCGATAATACCATTTACCATTTTCTTAATGAAATTTGTAACAGGGTTATCGTCTATATCGGAGGCGGCTTTTACACCTTTGATAGATGCAAAAATTAAGGCGATACCTAACGGAATACCAACTCCTGTCAAACACAGTAATATACCGAGTACAAGACCGAAACCAGATATAATCGCCAACGCTGCCGATAGTACAGTTTTAATTTTATCCTTTACCCAATCCCAATTTACTGCTACCGCCGTTGCTAATCCAGCAGCACCAAGTACAATAAGTGCGACACCCAAAGGAATACCGACACCTGTTACACAAAGAATGATACCGATTACCAACAATGCAGTAGATAAAATTGCCGTAATAATTGAGATAGTATTTTTAACCTTGTCGGACATTGTATTCCAACCTATTTTAGCCGTTGCAACTAATCCGGCTGCACCTAAAACAAGTAATGCTATACCAAGAGGAATAGCCGCACCTGTAAAGGTCAAACAAGCACCCAATACGAGTAATGCGGCACTTACCGCAAGACCGATAATAGTGAGAGTTTGTTTAATATCGTTAGGCAGTGCTTCCCAACCTAACACTGCGGCAGTTGCGAGTTCCGCAGCACCAACTATCATTAGACCTATACCAAGAGGAATAGCCGCACCTGTAAAAGTAAGAATTGTACCAAGCACAAGTGAAGCCGCACCAACGGCAAGACCGATAATAGTAATTGTGTTTTTAATGTTGTTCGGTAAGCCCTCCCAATTTTCAGCGACAGCCGTTGCTAATGTAGCCGCACCGCCAATCATCAAAGCAATTCCCAAGCCTGTAGCAGCACCCGAGAAAGCAAGAATAGCACCAACAACAATCAACGCTCCCGATATAATCAGCATTATGCTTGTAAACTTATCTTGCAACATTCCGTCAGCATAACCCCAATTCTCTGTAGCAGCAGATGCTAACGCATAACCGCCAACAACCATTAAGCCTAAACCGAGAGGTACATTTGCTCCCGAGAATGTAAGTATTGCACCTACTACGAGAGCCGCACCGCCAAGAGCAGCTTTTAGGTTTTCGAGATTTGCTTTTAGGTTTTCTACTACCGCAGATGTTGTATCGGATATGGGGGCAGTTTCAAACATAGAACTGTAATCGGGTGTACTACTCGATGCCGAGCCACTGTCGTTGTTACCAATAACCGTAATCTCGTCCATTCCAGCGAAAGACTTTTTAATCTTGTTTGCGGTTGCAGTAGCAGTTTCGCCGTACTCTTTTAAGACCTTTTTAGCCTTGATAAAAGTAGTCGCACCGCCCCACGCTGAAACAAACTGATTAAATGCGTTCAATGCTTTAATTATGGCATCAGCCATAGCTTCCAACGCTGGTGTTATTGCAACAATAACAGGATATAACGCAGCACCTATAGAATTTTTCAAATAAAGCGACATCGTTGACAATTTGTTCATTGAGTCAGCAGTTTCGTCACTGTACTGTGATATGTTCTGCAAACCCTCCGATACACCTTGCGTAAACATCATAAATGCACGAAACGCACCGCCGTAAATAAGTACAATATTTAGCACTTGGAAAAGACCTTTTTTAGCCTTTGCACAACTTGCGGCGGCAGATGCACCCAATGTCTTAAAGTAACCGCCAAGTTTTAACAACCCTCGTCCTGTCGCTCCTGTAACAGCTTTTACACCGCCAATTATTCTTGTGAAAAGTGATATTTTGGTATTGGCAACATCGACACCGGGAGTATTAACAGGAACATCGACTGTCTTCGGTATATCGTTTATAGCAGCAGTAGCAGATTCTATCTCACTAACTGTATCACTGATACCGCCAACATCGACCGTCGTTCCAATTTCACTTGGCACATCACCTATCGCAGAGGTAACATCTTTGATTTTGTCGCTCATTTCTCCTAACGAGCCTGTTGTTTTGGAGAGTTTTTCCAGAGGGGCAAGGTTTGAAAAATTTAGAGAAGCAATTTTCTCCAATTTAGCACAGACTTTATCTAATCCCGATGATTTCGAGATTTTCTTAATGCCTGTGAGCGTTTCTTTGAGTTTATCTAAACCCTTACTTGCTTTGTCCGATTGAGTAACGACCTCAATCTCTAATTGGTCAATCGTTGTCCCCATTTTTCATCGCCTCCTCTCGTGCTTGTCTTTCAGCGTTTCGAGCCTCGGCATACTCACGGTATTTTTGAGCCTTTTCGAGCATTTTCCTATTCTTATACTCAATAACATCTTCTTTTGTATAAGGATAAGGCTCGTCAAGATATTGTTCGACAGGCTCTTTTGACAGACCTCGTAACGCTGGAACGATTGCTTTGAGAGCATCATAAACATAGCGACCATTTAACCAAGCCAAATCATTATTTCGCTTTTGTTTCATTTTGTACGCTTTGCGATAATAAATCACTCGGTCGGCTGACCCATACCAATATTCGTCATAGGTCATACCGATAGATAGGTAAAACGGACATTGTGCCTCAAATTGTTCTGTAAAAGTTAAAGGGGAAGCTGGGCTTACCAGCTCGCTTCCCACTCGATGTTTCCCTCGTCTTCCTCTGGTTCGTCAACAAGGTCAACCAGTGGCTCGTTGTACATTTCGGAAAGTTTCTCAATGAAAGCATCTTTGTTTTTGATTTGATAGAGCAAATCTTTGATTACACTATTTTCAACAAATCTGTGGTGCATTTGGAACGCACCGGCAAACAAAGCTGGGAGCATTGTCATAGGCTTTTTGCTGATGTCAGCAGCGATAAAACCCTGTCTTTCCATAGATTCAATACTCTTGCGGTTAAATTCAAGAGTGTATTCCTTACCAGTTTTCTGGTCTTTAAGGATAATTTGTTTTGCAGCCATAATTTAATTCCTCCAAATTAAGAGTTAATTGTTACTTCTTCAATGTCGTCAGCCGGGTAAGTAATGAGTTTAGCTTCACGAGCAGAGCCAACGCTACCGCCAGAAAAACTTGTAAACACATCGCCGTGCCACTGCCAACAACCGTACTCACCATTCGCACCAAAGCGAAGCTGGTAATACTGGTCTGTACCCTCCAACGCTTTAATTTTTGCGTATGCGGCTTTGTCGTAAATATAACCAAACTCTTGGTCGGGTACATCTACCATACCGGGAGTGTATTTCTTCTGCTTACTGGACATATTGGAAATGTCAAGTTTTTCGGGAGCAGAAAAGAGTTCGGGATAACTCGTAATATCTACAAGTTTCTCAAAATTTCCGTCTTTTGTTGCAGAGTGCATCAAAAAGGTATTGATAGTAGTTTTTTCCATAACGAATTTACCTCCTGTAAATTTTTAGGTCTGTATCAACGATTGCTCTGTAACGAGCAGTAATTCTATAAACTGTTGCATCTTCCAAGTTAGGAGTAGGTTGACAAAAAGTCCTTGTCAATCCTATACCCGACAGAACATCATCGGCGGTTTTAATGATTTTCTTACATTCTTCCTTTTTACCGGCTATCTTGTTTGAATAAGCATTAACTTCGACCATTATAGATGCTGCGTTCTCGATTCTCGCAGAGTTTATAAAAGGCTCATATACCGAGTTATCCATTACCACCAAAGTACAAAGCGGTAATTTACTGCTATTAGAATACATAGAGTCCATATTTATATTGCTCGGCATTTTGCTTTTCACTATGGTATATAATTTGTTTTCAATATCTATCATTGTGAAAATACCTCCCTTGCGATTTCTACGGCTTTCTGTTCTAATTCTCTTGCGGTTTCATACATAAAAGGTCGTGACGGCATACCTTGTGTAAATCGTACTCGACCTTGTTTGGTGTCATAGTAGTACCAGCCGTCCTCTCCGTGTCCGTTACTGTCGTAAGCCCACGGCATAGTAGGGTGAGGACTTGCAGACCCTCTAACACCTGTACCAAATTCCACAAAACAAGCGTGTGAGCAATCCGTGAAAATAATACCTTTGTTTCCCTCTTTATAAAGGGTGTATTGAAAACTGTCTTGAAGTTCGCTACTTTCTACCGCTTTCAGTTCTATAATCTTGGCTTTCGCAATATTAGCACCGTCTTCAAGCAGTCGAGTGAGAAATTCTTTGATTTTCTCTTGTACTTTCTTTTCGTATTCTTCGATTTGACGAATAGCATCGTCAATATTCCCAAGAGATACGGTAATCTTGTGCATACTTACCGCACCTCTACTTTCTTCACGGCAATTAGATTAGAATTTATACCGTCCCCAATTTTCTTAACCACATAGTCAAAAGGTTTCGAGGTATCGGTTTCGTCAATCCATAATACCGATGTTTCGGTAAGAGGTAGGTCTGTATCACAAGTAACAAGAGTTCTATCATAATCAAGCACATCACCGAACTGTCGAGTCGCACTCTCTCCACTTGCTGGGGAGGTATTGATACGCAGTTCAACAGGCTCACTATAAATAGGGGTTGTTTCGCTCGTATCGTAACCGTCCTCGTCCTTGATTGGCTCGTTCTTAATCAACAAGGCATAATAGATAATTCTCTCGTTGCGTTTGAGTGTTCTCATTTCGGAATACTCGGGTAAGGCATAATATCGGAGAGCATAGATTCGGGAATGGAAGCGTTTTCGTATGTACGGTCAATACCATTCTCTTTGTGCGATATTTGACCCTCCGCACCTTGTTTGTTGTAAAGAAAAACGGCAATTTCAATCTGTCTTGACTCGTATCTCGTAGGGAGAGAAGCCTTTATATCTTCGTCCATAGGATAAAGTCGGTTTAGGATTGCCCTTTCAGCATCGGTAAGGTACATAAGTAGCAAGTCGTCTTCACTTGCATTAGCCCCGACCATTCGCCGTAGTTTTGTAAGTTTATAACTGTCTGCCACTTATGTACCCTCCTGTAAATTATTCCTCAGTTGCGGTAGCAGTTTCAGTGGTAATAGTGCCACCGGCTACATATACTTTCTTGCTGTACTCGGGAGCAGCAAAGTCAGTAGAAAGACCGGTGATTTTGCCGTGATACCACTCTGCACCATAATCAAGACCAGCCTGTCCATAAATCTGGTACTTATCAGCCGCACCTGTTTTAGCAAGGGGTTCGAGGAAGAAGTTGCCCTTTCCGGGAACAGGCATATAAACAGGAGCACAGATAGTAGGATTGAATACAAGAACTGTACCAGCCGGAACACGAGGGTTAGCGGCGATACCAACATTACCGAAAGGAGTAATGAGTTCATCAATCTTAATACCGTTGATTTCTCTTGCTGCCGGAATAACAGTAAGACCATTTGCAGAAGCATCAGCGTTTAACTGCATAATGTGAACAGAGTTACACATAAGAACAAGACTGTCAGTAGGTGCAAAGCCGTCCGAAATTGACTTAATAAGTTCTGCAACAAGCCAATAACCGAGAGATGCACCCTCTGCCGCAGTGATGTTAGATTCGATTGCGGTAATGATACCTCTGGTCTTATACGCAACATCGTCATAATTTCCGTCTTGGAAAGTTCCGTTAAGGAAAGTAAATTCGATGTCGTTTGCGATTGCTGCCATAGTGTTAGCAACTTGGAAATCGAGTTCGTTAGCTGGATTTGCTTCCTGTCCAGCGATATTCAAACCAGAAAGCTGACCCATAGAACTCTGCTTACCATAAGAGATAGCCAAAGCTCTCTGGAAAATCTGGCAAACATTACTCTCCTGTTTGCGAGTAACAAACTCGGGAGTAGGTGCTGTCAAAGATGCAGTTTCACTGATAGACGGCTGGGATTCTCCACCGCCTGTAGCATAAGACTGCGAAGTCGCAAATACCCAGTGATTAGTGTTTCGACTCTTACCACCGATAAGGGTCGAGAAAGGGGTTTTAGTATTTCCCTTGTTGAAAAGCATACCGCTATAGTTCAACAGATTATGGGAAGTCATAACATTAGCTTCATTTTTAGCCATAACATTTATTCTCCTTTGTCAATTAGTTCTTCTTGTTGTTTTCGCATTAAAGCGGCTGCACCAGCAGTATCGCCTCGTGCGAGTGCCTCGGAAATTTCAGTAGCGTAATCCTTTTTAGAGGATTTACTACCGTCACCAGCAGGTGTCCTTGGTGTACTCCTCTGTAACTCGGCTCGGAGTGCCTTTTCCGTAGCTGATTTTTGATTTGTGATAACCGCTAATAGATTTTTAGCAAGTTTCATTGTTTTATCAACATCGTCCGAAACAATGTCGTCAATTACATCTGCATAATCCTGTTCGGTTAATCCACCCGAAACGAAAAGTTTTTCTACTTCCAGACGATTACTTTTCGCAATAAACTCTTTTTCTTTGTTGTTTGCGGCGGTAATGGCTGCCTGTACCTTTTCATCGTCTGTCATACTACTGTTTTTCAGTTCGGCAAGTTCCTTTTTCACTTTCGCAAGTTCCGATGCCGTTTTGTCAAATACTGTTTTTTCCACCGACTTGGGTAAAGTGGTAGGGTCAACAAGCTGACGATTTGCGAGTACGGCATTGATTTCCTCAACTGTCATACCCTCTCGGTAATCTTCACCGAGTAATGTTTGAATATCTGCCATAAGATACCTCCTGTGTTTTTCGGTTGCTTCTCTGCAACTATATTTTGCGTTTGTCGAGTTCTCTCTCGTTTTGTCTTTTAGCGACTTCTGTGTCGTATGTTTTAACGGTTATTACCGTTTGAAACCTTATTCTTCCGTAGGATTTGGCTTATTGTTAGCCGGTACGATATTGTTATCGTCCTCATCAACATTTTCATTGAGTATAGGATTATCAGCATCAGCCTCGTCCTTTGTTTTCCACTTGTTACGAATGTAAGGTAGTGAATCAATATAGACTTGCTCGGGGTCGCCAAACAAACCGCAAGTGGTAATTGCAATTTGAGGGTGAATACCAGCCTCAAGCATATTTTGAAGACCTTGAGTCTTGGTGAGAAGATTATCGGTATTACAAGGACGAAGTTTTATATCAATATCCGATAAGCGAATATCTATGTCCTCTGTGTCCTTAACCAATTTCAAAACCAATCTCAAAAAGCGTTTTTCCGATAACTTGAACATTGATTCAGTATCTTTTGCTTTCGCAGCCGCAGCAGACCAGCC